ATGATGATTACACTGACCTTGATAGTATTGTTCAGGAAATGGAAATAAGAATAGCTCAAATTAGTAGAATATTGGATAAACATAGTGATCCTAATATGTATGGTGATGAGGCTGCACTCGAAGAAGATGAGGATGGCAGAGTTAGCTTCAGGGGTGGCGGTAAATTCTTCCCTGTCTCAGAAGGTGGCACCACACCAGGATATGTAGTATGGGATGCACAGCTAGATGCTAATTGGAAAGAACTTGATTTTCTCACTTCTCAGTTATACATAATTTCAGAAACATCTGCAGCATGTTTTGGAGAATTGAAACAAGGTCTAGCTGAAAGCGGTTCAGCTCTCCGAAGGTTAATGATGGCACCACTTGCGAAGACTCAACGAATTAGGATGAGACTTGATCCAGCAACAAAGAAGGCAATTAAGCTTTGCAGTAAATTAAGTGGTAGAATAGATCTTTCCAAGGCACCTATAAGTATATTCTGGCAAGATGGAATTCCTAGAGATGACCGTGAGGAAGCTGAAATTATGTCTATTCGCACGGGAGGCACTGGAGGGGCTAGAACGGTAAGTGTACATACAGCTATTAAACGACTTGATAATAAGACGGATGATGAAGTTGATACAGAAATGGAAAAGATAGCCGAGGATGAAATGACATCTAATCCACTGACGACTCCCCCGTTCTCAAGTGACAATAAAATTCCTGAAGGAGGTAATCAAAATGCCTAAGAATGAAATGAATCTTCAAAGAACCATAGTAAAAGACCGTGAGGCATTGCTTCAGGCTGGACTTCTTGCATCTATGGAGATACTTAAAAATGAGTTTGGCTTTGACCAGCAAAAGCTTGGAAAGTTTGCAGACCTATACTTGCCTACTCTGAAGAAAAACCTTGGAGGGAAAAAGTAAGTGGCTGACAAAAAGACACTTCTAGAAATTCAAAAGCTTGTTGATATATATCAGGAAGCCAAACAAGGTCTTATACGTACAATAGCTGAAAAAGAAGCTCGAGGAAATGTAACATGGTTTCAAAAGTCTCTTCTTGACCAGGTAGATAAGCAACTTTCAGAGCTTGATGTATTAGCAAAAGAATGGGTTAAGTCAGTTATTCCAGAGGCATATAATTCAGGACTTGATGATTTGAACAGTAAGCTTAAAAAGCTTGGAATTGATGCACAGTCAAAGCCTGATAATTTTGCAGTTCTCCATACTGAAGCAATTAATGCTATGGTAATGGACACCTTGGACGACTTACAGGAAGCAAACAGATATGCAAGTAATAGTATTAGACAGGTTGTCAAAAGAGCTGTTGATAATGCTGTGATACAAAAACTAGCCCAGGGACAGACGGTCAGAGAATGTAAAAAGGCTATTGTGAATGAACTTATGAATAAAAGCATTGATGCTATAGAAGGCAAAAATGGTAAAGTAATGTCTTTGGATTCATATGCTGCAACTGTTGCCAGAAGTAGAACCAGAGAAGCAACAAACACAGCAACAATAAATCAGTTGACAGCACTTGAACGAGACCTGGTTAAAATAAGCAAGCATAATACTACTTGCCCGATATGTGCAGCTTATCAAGGAAGAGTATTCAGCATATCGGGCAATGACAAACGATATCCTCCACTTTCAGAAGTGTTTAAAGGCCCTTATGCAAATATACACCCGAACTGTAGCCATGTTCCTGAACCATACATTGAGGAGCTGGCAGATGATCCTGAAGGCGACAGACGAAATTCTGCCCTTCCCTTTGACATTGATCCAAGAAGCCAAAAAGAAGTTGACTTGTATAACGGGATGAGGAAAAAGAAGCAACGACTCAGAGAGGATCGTAGACAATGGGAAAGATTTTCTCTAGCTTTACCTAATGATATACCTAAAACTTTTCAAGGCTTTATGAGTATGAAAAGAGCAAATGGTGAACGATGGGATAATATTCAGAAATCTTATCAAGATTACAATCAAAATGCAAAGAATAACAATAAAGCCTAAACGGCTTACAACCATTTTTAATTGCTTAGCGTAAAATTACAGCACAACATAATATTAGATAGGTTCTACCCCCGTTATAACGCGTTATAACGATATAATAAGCATTGTTTGTATTAAGGATTTGCTTTTTAAAAGCTAACTCCTTTTTATTATACCCAAAATTGAAAATATTATACTGCCAGAAGGCAAGAAAAAAACAGGAGGTTAAACATGGATATTTTGGAGTTTATCAAAAAGAACACTGAAGCTTTTGCAAACGTGCCCAATGCTGCAGAGGTAGTTGGTAGTGTAGTGGCAAAAATGCAAGAGCTTGGTTATGCTGCTCTGGCCAATAATACGAAGGAACCTTTGTATGTTGACAAGTCGCAGTTTGACCAGGTAAACACTCAAGCAGGAGAACTTAACAAGCAGCTTGAAGAATTGAAAAAGGCGGCCAACGGGAACGCTGAGCTAACTAAAACAATTGAAGAGCTACAGAAGAAGAATGGTGAGTGGGAAGGTAAGTATAAGGATGGCATGTTAGTAAGCGCAGTTAAGATGGCTGCAATGAAAGCCAATGCCAGAGATGCAGGTGATGTTCTATCTTTATTAGACAAAAATAAGCTTGTCTTAAAGGATGACAACACTATTGAGGGCCTTGAGGAACAGCTTAAAACACTGCAAGAATCAAAAGGATATCTCTTCGGTGATGCTGTAAAGATTGACGGAACTAATCCAGCAAATGGAACAAAGACTGAAGCTGATCAGATTGCTAACGACTTCTCTGCAGGATTAAAGGGAGTCTAAACAAGGTTATCAAAACAAGGTTATTAAATTATTAAAATAAGGTATTAAAACAAGGAGGATAAAATAATATGCCAAACACGATTGCATATGCAAGTGTATTTCAAACAGAATTGGATAAGCAAATGCTCGCAGATATGACATCTGCATGGATGGAACTAAACTCACAAATGGTAAAGTATAGTGGTGGAAATACTGTCAAGATACCAAAGATTGTTATTCAGGGACTTGGTGACTATGACAAATCATCCGGATTCAAAGATGGTTCTATAACCTTGAGTTGGGAAGATCACACCTTTACCCAAGACAGAGCAAGAAGCTTTTCACTCGACTCACAAGATGTTGACGAAAGTAATTTTGCACTTTCAGCTGGAATGCTGATGGGAGAATTTCAACGTACGCAGGTTGCCCCAGAGGTTGATGCATACAGATATAGCAAGATTGCAGCACTTGCACTTGCTGCAAGTAAAGCTGAAGGTGGTTATGCTGCAGCTGCAGCAACAATTCTTGCCAAGCTTAAAGGACATATAGCACTTGTTCAAGATATCATTGGTGAAAATGAACCACTAGTTATAACTCTATCTACTCCTGTTGCAGCTATTCTTGATCAGGCAGATAAAATTGAAAAATTTACAGGCACAATTGACATTAAAGTTGGAGATGTTGTAACAAAAGTTAAGTCTATTGACAATATTCCTCTAATTAAGGTGCCTTCATCAAGAATGAAAACAGCATACACTTTTAATGATGGAGTAACAGCAGGTCAGGAAGCAGGAGGTTTTGTAACAGCAGCAGGAGCTAAGAAAATCAACTGGATCATATCTGCAAAGAAATCACTTATAGGTGTAACAAAAGCTGAAAAGCCTAGGATTTTTGATCCTTCCATCAACCAGAAAGCCGATGCATGGAAGATTGATTATCGTAGATATCATGAGCTCTTCGTTCCAGACAATGCCAAGGATGGCTTGTATGTCTGCATCGAAGAAGCCTTAGTATAAGGAGGTAGCCTGTGTATACATTACAGAAATTAAATGTTGTTAAGATAGTCGATACTGAGCTTAAAAAGGATGAGCTTATTTCCAAAGGCTTCACCTTAGTACAAGCTCAGGAGAAAGCTTCAAGTAATGAAAAACCTCTGAATAAAATGAATCTTGAGGAGCTGAAGGAGTATACAGCTCTGAAAGAAATAGACATAACAGGATTGACAAAGAAAGATGAAATCATGGCAAAAATAAAGGAGATTGAGCAGGGTAAATAAACCCTGCTCCTCTTCTATTTTGAGGTGATAACATGCCAATAAATTTAGTGGTTGGAACCAATTCATATCTCAGCATAGCAGATGCAGAAGAATATTTTACGACGAGAATACGCTCTGATTCATGGTATGGCGCAACCGAAGATGAAAAAGCTCAGGCACTTATAACTGCAACAAGGCAAATTGATAGACTAGCTTTAAGAGGTACTAAAAAATTATCTAGCCAGGCACTTGCATTTCCTAGGTACCCAAATACTGAAGTATCTCAAAGGGTTAAGGATGCCATTTGTGAAGAAGGTTTTGCAATACTAAAAGGAGTAACTAAACGCATTGAACTTCAGCAGCAGGGCGTTAAGCAAGCACAAGTTGGTAATATAATGGAAATTTATTCCGGTAAGAAAATAAAACTTATATCTCCTGAAGCCAGAGAGTTGTTACGGCCTTACATGATTGGGAGTGTGAGAATCACATGATTGAGGATTATTGCAACCAGTCAGTCGTATGGAAACACCTTACAGACTCAAATGAGTACAGTGAGCCTGTATATGCTGAACCTATAACAATAAAGTGTAGGAAGGAACAAAAAATTAAGCTTATTAGAAATAAGTTTGGTAAAGAAGTTGTATCCGATACTAAAATCACTACAACATCACCAGTTCAAGTTGATGATCTTCTAGATAATATTACGGTAATATCTGTTCTTTCCCTTGTGGATTTTGATGGAAAAGTTGAAGGATATGAGGTGATGATCTGATGGAATGGGATGAATGGCATGGTGATGAAGCAAAAACACTTGTTAAAAATGCAGGAATTAGAGCTCTCATGGAATGTGGGCAGGATTTAAAAGGTAAGTCACAGGATGAAGCTCCAGTTGATTTAGGTGATCTGAAGGGTAACTGCAATGTTCCTAATCCAGAAGAAAGCTCTGGTGATATTACTATAACAGTCGGATATAGTCTTCCCTATGCGCTGCGTCAACATGAACATACTGAATATACTCATCCAAAGGGTGGTAAGGCAAAATATCTGGAAGACCCATACAAAAAAAATGAAAAGAAGTATCAGCAGTACATAAGCAATAAAATCAAGGAAGCACTGGGTGATTAAAAATGCTTGATGAAATAAGTGCATATCTACAGACACAAGGAAAAGGCACGGTAAACACCGACATCTTCCTTGGTGAACTGCCTGATGTGAAAAAGGTGGGAAACAAGGAAATCGATATTGACAACTGCATTGCAATATTTGAGACAGGTGGCTATGAGCCAGAACTTAACTTTGACAATGACAATGCTGAGTTCCCTACTTTTCAGGTTATGGCCAGGAATAGGTTATATAAAACAGGGAGGCAAAAAATTCAAGAGATTTATAAGCTTCTCCATGGGAACACTTCCCTGTTTCCACTTATTGAAGCTCAACAGCCTCCTACTCCTATAGGACAGGATGATAAAAAGCGCTGGGAGTTCTCGGTAAATTTTAAGGTTATAAAACAAATGTAAGGAGGTATACAAAATGCCAATTAAAACAGGTAGAAAAGGAAATGTAAAGATAAAAATTGATACGACTGCTGCCATTGCATGGGCAGCCACTACTTCATTCGAAGTTGGTGACATAGTATCCCAAGGTTCAGCTCCTGTAAAATATTATATGTGTAAAACAGCGCATACTTCAGGTGCAACCTTTGATGCAACAGAACAAATCAATTGGGATGATGTTACAACTGGTGTCGCTATTTCTAAAATGGGTGCTTGGAAACTTTCAATAAAGCAGAAACTTATTGAAGCTTCACATTTTGGTGATGGCGGTTGGGATAGCTCTGTTCCAGGGACTAAAGGTTGGGATGGAACAATTGATGGAAGTTGGAATGTTAAAGAGGATACTTTGGGACAGAAAGTCATTCAGGATGCGGTTGACTCAGGTGAGGAAATTGATATTGACCTATTTGTTGATGAAACAGCAACCAGCGAAGACTACTCAGGTAAAGTATATATTGAGGAAATTAGTGTTGATACAGCAACAAAAGACTTGGTAAAGCTGCAGATTAAGTTCAAAGGAAATGGCGCTCTTATAATGCCTTAATTTGTAAGGTTTATCAAAACTTAATTGATGGAGGAATATAAAATGAGGTCAAAAACTGTTACTTTTGCTGGTAGAGATATCTTTGTAAAGGAAAGTAAAATTAAAGAACTAAACGAACTGGTTGATAAAATCGGTGCTGAATTTGATGACCTGATGAAAGCTAATGACCTAAATGATGCTAAGACAGCTATTAATAGCATTCTTCAGGAAAAGCTCCCTATTCTCTTTCCAGGAATAAAAAAAGATGAAGTTGAGGAAGCTTACCCTTCAGAAATTGAGGAGCTTGTTGGAGCATTTATAGAAGTAAATTTTTTCGGGATAAAGAAGGCCGTTACACCATTGCTCAGCTTTGCCCAGAAACGCTTATAATCTTTGCAAAAGAGCTAGGATATAAGAAGCAGGATATAGAAGAGCTTACAACTCATGAGTTTTATGAAATATTAAACTCTGACTATCTTGTATTTTCTAAGAAGCTTGCTTACTGGGAGGATTTAAGTAAATATGCCTTCTTGGCCCAAAAAATATTTAGTATGTTCAATGATGGTGAGCCTCCACTAATTGAGGATTTGATAGGTGAACCACCAAAATATAATGATAAAATCGCACCGGTGCCTATGGATGAAACGGAGTCGGAAAAGCAATGGATAGAATGGGCCAAAAGAAATGGCCATTCGGTAGAAAGAACTTCATCAGGATTAAAAATTAAAAAGTCACTCTAACAGGTGGCTTTTTAATTTTGTTCTAAAAGAGGGTGGAAGAATTGGAAGTTGGTAAACTTTG